GAGAACCATCAGTTATGCCTAGTAAACATAGCAAATATAATAAATAATAACAACCTTACGTCCTTGCCTCACCTGGTGACCGGGCAGTCTGGGCAGATAAGGCTCGCTATTTCGATGGCGAACACCTTTTCTACTTCGACGTGCCTAGTTGGCCATGTAGCAAGTTTGGGGACCTAAGCGTCGTCTCACCGCCTAATTTTAACTGTTTCTTCAACAGTATTTTCGCTTTCTTGAGACTCCACGCTATCTACACAGAGTAGGACGCCCCCATCAAAAGAACTGCTGGGCAGAAATCCGAAGAAGGCTAACAATAAGAGTAAAATCTTATCAAGGCTAACTCCGTTTTGAATGCTCAAGAGCAGTTCGAATCTCTCGTTGCCCTCATTCACTCAACTTACCCAAAGTTCATTGACTAAGATTCCATGAACAGAATAATAGACGCTTTGGGTCTACAAGTTATGTCCGAAGTCCAATTTAGGACGATGTACAAAAACAAAGCCTTGAATAGGCTTGATTTGACTCGTCCAACCTTGTTAACCCTCCGCAGCGATGAATATCTAGAAGAGGGCAACGGTTTTGGTCACGTCGGATTTATTGCTCCTACAAAGAGAACTGCCAAATTGAATTACTAACAAGTAATAGGAGCAATTACAGGGCGAATGAGTTTAAGTGCTGTTCCAACAAAGAACATGAAAAAGAAACAGCACGCAGTATCAAAGCTCAATAAGTGTTAGGACACTTCGAACAACCCCTAAGGTTAACCCAAGAAGGGTGGTAAACCGAAAAAGGGAAACAGTTTCGCTTCGGATACTCCAGCAATCAGGCAAAAAGCTCGTTTTTTCTTCAATCTCCGTAATATTGGGACCTGGAACCTTCCGGAACTCACTAAAGACGAGCAAGAAGAGAAATAATGGGCTTATGCTCTTTGCAAAACCAAGCGATTAGGCGTGCCCTGTGTGTGGGCAGACTTACCGACTACAGTTAGCTCAAAAATGTCTGAGTATCTGGTTTCATCGTTTTTTAAAAGCAGATGTTCGCAGTATTGGGAAAATACTGGATAATCTTTTATTGGCGATATTTGGGTCAGTAAAGTTCAATTCGGCTACGTTGAAATAGCTGCGTTCGCCTCATCAATTTTCGCCGGACAACTCTTGTTGGCACAATGGTTCAACTTAAGGCTTATGGCTATAACAGCATTTCTACTAGCAGTTGTTAATTTGACTGCTTACTAGATATCACAAGTAGTGTATATAATTTCTAGTTTCTTGATGGTTGCTACGGCCATGAAACGAAGGAATTTAAAGATCACTATTGTGGCTCTTATAGTTTTTGCTTTTAGTATAATCTATGTGCAACATGTGTCACCAGTTGAGTATGCAAGCTTTGAGCAAAGCATCTCTGATGACATAGAGAAAGTTCTCTAAGTTGCCAAAGAAACAGCCAATGGTACAAAGTCAATGGTTTACGATTCTGCCGTAACAGCCATATAGGGGTACAATACTGTGATGACAGACTTCACTTATTTAGCAAATGCTGTGGGCGACTATTATGGTCCTCATTTCCTAGATGCTATTCGAGAGAAGCCTAAACTTTACAATTTTGAACCTCTTGACGCCAGAGCAATTTTGGATCAAAATGATTTTGATTTGTGGTAAATCCTTTGCTCTTTTGTACCCACGCAACAAAGTGTAATTAATTTCATTTTCAATCGAGAATAAATTGACCAGAGTACGGTCTATTAATTATCAGCTTTGTTGGCGTATTATAAATCTTTAGTGAGTCAGTCGTTCATCGACTCACTATTAGATTTATTCTTCATTTCAACCTGGGATCACACCCTTAGTTTCTTTTGTGATCATGGTACATTTTGGGAAGATTAAAGTTTTATTTGTTATTTGTAGCAAGTATGGAACTTTGTAGTCAGCTCATCAGTGTATCCAGGTTTTCTTCTAAGCTGGAAGACCCTATTTTATTTCTTGTGCTACTCTGCTTATTGTAACTGGAGATTACAAACCATTAGGATTATTGGTTTTGGTCAAAAGAAGATTAACAAAGCAGCACTAGAACGTATACCTCGTGAAGATTTTCCGCACTTATACAGAAGCCAAGTCATCAAACCCAAATCAGATGACAATAAGTATGGAGGAATCAAGGTTATACGAACAAAATCAGGGAAGATGGTTGTCCACTCTCCAGTCGGAATTATTGATCCGGTATTCAATAAAATACTTGCAGGATATGGCTGGGGTTTTACATCCAAACAGATTAATGAGTCTACTCATTTTTCTGGAGGGCATGCTAACCTTCGAGCAGCAGTTGATGCTCTCCAAGCCGATGCACTCATGCGCATCCTAACTCACTGTTTAAAACAAGCGGATGGTATTCGCCAGTTTTAAATAATTGATGTTGGGGCCAAATTCTCGAAGATAGGCAGAGTCCTATAGCAAGCTTTTGCTCTAGAAGCAGAATAAGTCTTTAAGCTAAAGAAAATCGAAGATTTGGTTGCGATCTATGGCAGAGAATCTGTGAACACCATAGAAGCTGTTTACAGATAGGCTGTTGTAGCCTGGAACAACAACATCATGAGATATACAGATTCAGCAAATTACATGACTTCAATTGCAGATTTTGGAGTCTTACCCGTTGTGGTAAATTTGCCAGGTCGTATAGCTCAAATGCAGCTTTGTGAATTTTGTGACGTCATTCCAGGGAATGTCGTTCAGCAATATGCAGATTTGGTTGGCCGAGTGATTTATCGACCAGTTCGTCCAAGATAGTCCGACTACGATGTCAATTACTATCTTAAGGAGCGAGCCAACTATAATCTAATGAGGCTGAATGAGAAGAGTCTAAGAATGGCTCCTATCTTTGAGGGAAAGATAGAAAATCACACAATTTTCACACCGGTTGAAGAAGCCGACAGATTTTACTTACTCTTTGATAGTCATTACTATCTTAAGGATTGGATTCCAAGGGAGCACGGCCGAGTTTTACTCGTCGGAGGTGATTTCTGTAGTCATATTGGTGCTTACCGATTACCCATGGGAGAAGGGTAATATCGAGTGTATCGCGATCCCTAGAGTGGGTTAGCATTAATGAGAATGGTTTGTAGTTCGTCGGGGACATTCTATGAACATCCATTAGTACACGTCGAGAAGGCAGAACTAAGAATGGACTATGGCTGGTATGCTCATATCATGCACGACTGCTCAACTAGAAGGTTGAGAATTAGAGGTATATCTCTACCTTTAATGTCAAATGAGCAAGAGCTTCAATCGGAACAAAAGAGTATCCAAGCGAATTGGATGGTTTAATTCGTGACTATGTGTTAACAAGCTGCCAAAACAGTTACTAAACACAGTAGTTATGACCGTGACTTTTGGGCAGAGAAGTGCTCAACGGCTAGTGAAGAGATATGGTTTGAGCGAGACAATTGGAAAGAGGCTTCCACGTTTGTCGAGTTGAATCATGACTTCGCTAAGGTTCACGAAGTTAAGCTATAACGCTTGGTGGGGGGATGGCTGGGTTTCTTATTGGTTAAAATAGGTTTAATGAAAAGTCGAATAGTCTCTGTGAGTGAAAACAGAGATGTAACCGTCTAATCAAACCTATGGAAAAGCAAAAGATAACTCAAAGCAGCGAACATGTAAAGATCTGAGAGATACAGATTTGGATATGTTCAAAACGCTGCAGACATCCATCTGAAGGGGGGACCGCTCACATAGGATGTATTATAGATTTGTATTGAGACCGATATTCCAAAATCGAAGAAAACCAAATCAGCTATAGTACAGAATTGTGAATTTGTTGTTTAAAAACCAATGTTTTACACTAAACCTTGTCCAAAAGTCGCGTACGTATCAGATCATCTGATTCGAGACGATGATTAGGCGAGGAAATAGTCGCGAAATACGGTAGATAGAATCAACCGGTACCTCTAGAGGAACCCCAATGATCTATAGATCAAAGGAGAAGAAGTTCAATAGCGAAGTATTTGGAGTAAAGTGGTACCTACCGGTTATAGTTTCGTCAGTCAAACGATGGAATTCTAATGGTCAGCGAAGAGTATCATTAACGCCATTTATGCTATGTATCATCGTCACTTGGCTAGTACATTACAGCCAGAACAGTCAGTAGTACGTCGCTTCAATAGCATGACTGATCGATACATAAGCAGAGTAGCTAAGAGTGTTGTTTAAAGTCTGAAATAAGATCCTAGTTGGGATCCGATTCAAAGTCTCAAGGACAAATCAGACTTCTCCAGGTCAAAAAAGATTGATTACTACACCCAACTAATCACGGTATTAGCGACTGGAGTGGTGTAACCTGGAAGCTTTCTCACAATGGTCAAGTCTGGCTAGGTCAACTACGCTGCATAATTACTCTCTGATGGAGTATTTCTGCATGGTCAATCTTCTCGACCGCGTAATATCATGCGACCAAGCAAGTCCTTGAGTGGGATAGTCACTCTTATCCAAAATACTTTGTGGAAGCCCTTGAAACATGCAGAAAAAGGCTTTATTCAAGGATTGAATAAAGATGATTTGCTCAAGGCAATGACAAAAGGTGTTGGGGATCATTGGAAGGTCATTTGTATCGACGGTTCCGGTTTCGATTCAACTCAGAATGAGTTTGTAATGAAAGCTGTCGATGACAAATTCTGGAACGGGATTCAGCCTGGTCTACTTTAGGTTCTGAGGAAATTGAAGGAGTAATCACCTGATGTTTTCAAAAGTGAACCTGAAGAAGTGCTTAAGGGAATGATGGCGCAAATAATGTAACCATTCAATGTTTGCTTCACTCATATACCTGGCATAGATCATGCTCAATGGCCAGAAAAGATATGGGTTCAATGGTCCAAGTCTTGGGGAAAGCAAGTAGCTAGGGGTAAAGATCGCTAGTATGTCCAATCTAATTATGTATATAATTAGATTAATGGCACTACTTTTAGTGGTCACCCTACCAAAACTACTCTTGGTAACACTATGCGGAGCTTATGCTACGCGTATTTTTATCTAGAAGAAATTGGTATTAAAGATCCTTGGTAAAACAAAAGAGTACATGTGTGTGCAGCTGGTGACGATGTCATCATCTTTTGTTAACCAGAACTTTAATAAGCTATTAAAGCTTCAGTCCTCAGGAACACTTCCCGATAAGGTGCCGGCCTTATTGGGTTAGGTCAGTGTGTGAAAACGGTGTAATCCGGTGGCCTGCGGGACATCGACTTCTGCTCGAAGTGGGCTTTTGGTGATTCAGTAGCGGGGTTAAACCTGACACGTGACATTAACAAATGCTTGAATACACGTCAATATTACGGTAAAGAGAATCGTACTATTGTCGCACACCCTGGATTGCACGCCAAAGCAATCCTCTAAGGATTTAGGACTTAAAAAGTCTCGAGTCTTATAGAAGACATTTTGGCTATCCGTTTAGCAATCTATGGTTTACCAGAGAAATATTGTGACAAACAGTTACGAGAATTATCTGGGAAATACAAGTTTGCTTTCGGATCAAAAAGTGGGTATGAACACTAGTAATAAGTCAATGCAAAGTGTGGTGTTTACACCAACACAATGTATAGACTGATGCTAGATAGTTCATTCGCTGCAGCGCAGTACACCGACAAGAAAGGGAAACTCTTGTATGGATTCTGTGAAGCGGCTTCCACAAAAATTACAGGTGATTAGGCACGGATTTGTACAGTTCTGGGTGGTAACCCTATCAAATCTATGTCTATGGTACCTTTTATAAGACTTTGTGTAGTCCTATACAATTCTATTCTTCAAGGCAATACAGTTCTGGGTGGTAACCCCATTTGCTCATGGAGTATAAAATTATAGAGGTCAATGCAAAGTGGCTGCGCTAGGTTATATAGAAACCGAGCGGATTACGTGGTTAGGCGTCAGAGAGTCGCAAACTCTCGGGGGAGAAGCAAAACGGATATATATAAACCTTGTTATGTAAATTATAAGGTTCATCGCTATCCACAAAGTATCCACCTAGCAAACCATGATTCAGCCAAAACTTTATTCTCATGTAGTCGCAATAACATGAGAGGGGATAGCTACCTCAATGCTAATAACGTGCAAGTCCAGCACTCTGTAATTCCCACACCAGTGATCAATGTGGCCTAACAAGGCTCTTCCGACAGTAGCGAAAGCAACTGACATTGACACTATGGACATCGTTTTGTAGTATTGCTATTTTCAGCATTCACTTACCATCATTATTTCTCTTTTGGCGTTGTCAGGGACTCACGTTGAAGAGTATGCCCGCCGCGGGATTAATAATGAATGGTTGAGTGGATATTGGATCTAGTTTTGTCTAGAGAACACCTCTTCTTAGCAAAGTTGTATTCTTGGTGTGTAAGTGTGCAGATAGTCTCAGTCCATCGTGGGGTATTCAGTTACTAAGCGATGAGCTGTTACACTCGACCCCTACGGGGTTCACTTACTAACCTAACGAATATCGCTCCAACGACGAAGAGAGATAAGAGCACACTCAGCTCTTTAAATATGAGACCGATTCGTCGGTACTGCAGTAAGGAC